CTTAATTCATTTGCTTTCATTATTCTGATTTAAAGGTTAATATCTATACCCCAAATAAAATCTCCACCTATTTGATCTGATTCAGCCTGCCTCCATTCAAGTTCACGTTCTATTTCAAAAGACCATTTACCATCAATATTTTCAAACATCCACATTACATAAAGTTCTTCATCTTCATCAAATAATTGCTTAATAGTTTTACCTTTATGCTTTCCAAAATCCAATACTGTTTCCATAGAAAAACTACGCATAACAACATTTTGTTTCAATTTGTTAGTTTTATTCTTTTTTTCCATCTTATTTTTATTTAAAGGTTTCTATTTTTCATGTATTTTTTACCATCTTCAAAGCCTCTTAGATATTCTTTAGCTCTTTCTGCTTTGTCCATTTCTTTAGCTTTATTAAACCAATCATTAATATTATTAACAATATCTTCTGGTGTTGAAGTTGCCATTTTATGCTGTATCCATTCTACTGCTGTCTGTTTCATATTCTCTCTATTTTAATTATTAACTTCTCCCAGATGTCTGCCTTTACCTTTGCTTGAGCAGATGAGTCTGCTTCTACGATCTTGCTGAGCTTCCTCCACTGTCCTTGAGTGTATGCTCGATAGTGTACCTTCCACATTGTTTATTGCTTTTAGATATCGGTGGTATAGTTTCTCATCAAACCTATCCCATCCTTTAATGTATGCTAAATTTATCATCCTATTATTCCTAAATAGATTAGTACTATTGTAACTGCTAAGACAGTACCGATGCAGTATATTGTCTCTGCTATTGCTTTTTGATTTTCTGACATGATTATAAAGATTTAAGTTTCTCAAGGTACATCTCAAGTCTTGCAAGTCCACGAGCTTGAATTTGAAGTCTGTGTTTATATTTCTTAACAAGATTGAAGCATTCTAATTTAGCACACATCATGATGTTCTCAGATGATATTCTAATGCGAGTGATCATACCGTCAATCATGTACTGGATATTCCATATTTCAGCATCAATATCCTCTTGATCATACACCTTACCAGTCTCATTGCATACCTTGCAGTCGTGACTCTCATCCCATTGAGGGTCCTTATCCCATGTGTCATTGGTTGAATACCATCCAGACCCTTCACATTTTTCACAGTCAATTAAAAATTTTTCCATTTTGCTTTGTTTTTGATTACCTTACAAATGTACTAAATTTATCTTTACTGCAAAATTATATCAACAAATTTGTTAATATTTTTTCAATTATTTTTACTGAGTACGTATAAATACGTAGAAAATACTAAGTATAACTACGTAAAAAAGCCCCCTAAATGGAGGCTTAGACATGTGACACCATATCACATGGGGGAGAAAAGACTCACTCTGAGCGCCCTGTTCTTATGAGAAGGGGAGTAAGTGTATTGGGTTGACCTGCTAACTGTTCTACTGGTAAGTATGCAGGTACTATTTCTTATTAAATCTCTTTACAATGAACTTAGATGCTAACTTAGCAACTGCCTTTAGGAAGCCATTGTCTGACTCTACCTCTACCTTGGTGCCAGTATCATCTTTTTTGATGTGCATATCTACCTTTTTGCCATCATACTTGAGATCATGGTTAGTGCCATCTTTGTGATATTCTACTTCTGCCTTATTAGTCTCAATGATAAGGTCCACTTTGCGAGGTCTGCCTACTTTCTTTGCCATATTTATCTTTTAAATGGTGAGTATTTTCCGTTTGTCATTCTTAGTGCCTGTTTTCTGTTGCCAGATTTCTTATAGCTTATGTGAAACCATGATGCAGCATTCTCAGTTCCTCCTTCAAAGATAGCTTGATCAAAGTCTAAGTTATCAATTATCCAAATGAATAGTGCCTTATCATGTAGGTCAAGGTCCATAGCTTCACCTTTGCAGTGCTGAGAGGTAGTACTGCCACCTATAGCCTTATTAAGTGCAGCAGAACGAAAGCCTGAGTTTATCTTAATAGGCTGCCCTACATGTGCTCTGAGAGGCTGAAAGACTTTCTCACACAATAGCTTAGCAGACTCAATCTGAGTAGCATTCATTTTGTTAGCAATACCTCTGGCAGTTGCTGTAGGAGATGCTTCAAACTCCTGTAGGGTTACGTTCTCACTTAGGTTCATTGTTCTCAACTGTTAATTGTGATAGTGTTGCTGCCACAGTACCTGCTGTGATAGCATATGATGCAACAGTCACTACTGCTGCTGGTAGTGTGATAGGTGCTGCAATGAGTACACCTGCCACAGCTCCCACTGTGATGGCTATTTTTTGGACTCTCTTCCAAAATTTCGGGGTCTTAGCTGACCAGCGTTTTCTAATGTTCATCTGTTTAGTTGTACTTCTATTAGTTTCTTAACCGATGAGGTGAGCTCAGATATCTGTTCTGCCAGGTGTTTAATTTCAAGCTGAGTCATTTTCTCAATGGACTCATACTTAAACTTGGTCTCACTGTCTACCAGTTCAATCTTACCCTTGAGCTTACCTTGGGTCTCAATAATTTTCTTTTGTTCCTCAACCACGTCCTTAAGGTCATTGTGCACTCCTTTCAGAAAGTAAGTTATACCTGACATAAGTGCTGTTATTACTGCGAATGCTATCTCATTGAATCCCATTTCTCTCTATGCTGGTGTTGTTAATTTTACAATTCTCTCTAAGTAACTGCCATTCAGTGGTGTGCCGTTACCTAACTTGACAGCAATGCTGTGATATAGGTCACCCTCCTTGTTAGTAGCTCCTAACTTAGATGCTATGTTACTGAGTAGGTCACCCTTAGTAGTATTAGCTCCTATCTTGAGAGCTATAGCATTAAGCCATGAGCCTCCTACTGGTTGTGTTACTCCTATATTATTAGCCCACTGTTCAATAAGTGGTGGTGTTGCAAGTACTGGCATTACAATATAAGTATTGAGTTATTATATCCATTCTCTCTCATCCCTCCACATGGACAGGTGCTATCACAGTAGCCATTGCAGTTACATCTGCAGTGATCTATCATAGGTCTTAAGTCAGTATCTCTATTCGCTGGGTCAGTGAACTCTGGATACAAGTCCTTATTAGCTATCAAGTACCTTGTCAACCGTTGCTCAAAGAATGAAGCCTTTTGTGCGTAGTGCTCCATCCCAAAGGCTACCTCTGAACGTCCTACAGAGGATGAGAAATCTCCAAACTGAGTCTGCAATCCTTTGTTCTTAAGTTGATAAGTAAGCCCGAACACAGCATCCTCTGCACTCCTCCATGCAACCACAGGCTGTATGTATGATACAAGTATCTCCTCATCAGGGTTTAATGTCTGAGCATTGTATGCTGTTAGCAGATAGTTGTAGAACACTGTGCCCAGTATAGGCATTACTCTAAGCTGGGCTTGTGTTGCTATATATGGAGTCACATCAGTCACATCAACATTGGCTGTGATAGGTGTGTTAGTTTTGAGGTATGTCTCAGTTATAAAGTAGTTCATGGTGCAGGTGTTGTTGGTGTATCACTCACTATGACATCACCACCATCTACAGGTGGCAAAGATGCCAGGGCTCTAATCTCATTAGGTGTCATTCTCTCAAGTACCTTAGTAGCTACCAATGGACTCAATGAGTTCAGTGCATCAGATGTCTTAGATGCATCACCTTCTATCTCTACGATAGTCTCATTGATTATCTGGAAGTTATTAATAGTGTATTTGCCTGGTATCTTAGCTATGTGTAGGAGCTCGTTAATGATGTTTTCTACTTCATGTCTCAGAGGCATTACTACGTTCTTCTCAAATACAACATAAGCCTGTTTAATATCACTGCCTGAACCAAGTGCACCTGTAGTACGTACCCCCATAAGTATAGGGTCAATGGTATGAGCAAAGCATATCTGCTCAGTGTTCAATCCAGATGCCTCTTGGAAGAGTTTATCATTGTTGTTCACTGGTAGAGCTTCAATCTTAGGTAGTTGGTCTTGGTTGTTAGCAAAGAATGCAACAGCTTTCCCAGCATTAGCAGCACCTTTCAACCTGTCTATGGTTGACTTAATCATTGACTTCTCCTCTTCTGACTGTGGTCTCTTAGGGAACATCATGGCAAAGGATGGGAATATTGAGTTCTGTATGTTAGCCTTAGCGAAGTAACTCAGCTCCCCAGATAGAAATGCAAAATTAAGTGCAGAACTGTATTGAGGTAGTGGATACCACTCCTGCCCAAGGGTCATTAACTCATAGCAGTATAGTTGCTCTAAGTCAGTGCAGGTAGGATGGTACTTTTTAATAGGTGTAACATCTATACGGGCACTCCAGTCATCACATAAGTAGTAGGTTATCTTATCCCTTGAGATGCGAACCTTCTCAGGTGATACATTCTCAATCTTATATAAATCACCTTTCTTATTGTAGCATAACTTGAAGTATACCCTGTGGTGAACTATCAACTGCTGAGCCAGAGCCTTATCAACCTTACCTAACTTAATCTTTTTCTCAAAGGTGTATAGCTTGAGCTTGTCCTCATTTGACATTTTCTCAGTCTCAAGGGTGTAGCCACCACCTATCACAGCATTAGTTTTGAAGTCAACTATAGCACCATGTAGCGGTGAAGTGTAGTACAGCTGGTTGAGTAGCTCAGGGAACATGTTATCCTGCCCGAAAGGGATGTATCCTGCCACCTGGTATCTACCATTGACATAAGGCAGAGATAAGTTAGCACCTCCCACCTTCTGAAAGGGTGTAGAGAATGATTGATATCCTTCTATTACTTCTGTTGGTTGAGGCTTACTGCCTATGAATCTGCTATACCACGCCATTAGTCATATATTGAGTTAGTAGTTACACCTGCCACAACAAGTCTACCTTCCTCTATCATGGTCAATCCAGTAGGATCAAGAGTAGGTGTTGAGCTCTGATACACCTTGTATCTGTACTGACCCTTCACGAAGTCAATATCTGTAGGCTCATCTATTGTGAACAGGTTATATCTTGAAGTCCATGGTGAGGTATCAGTACCCATCCAGTATATTGGTTCAGGTGCAGTGTTGAACTCATCCTCAAACTCAAATAAATAGTAAGGGTTGGGTATAGTAGTGACCTCTGTTAGAGTCAACACAAAGCTATTAACCTGACCTTTCTCAAGATATATCATACCTATATTGTATTACGGGTTAGTAATAATTAAAAAAGCCCCACCGAAGTGAGGCTCTTAGTATAATCTATGGCAAGATTAAAGGAGTCCAGGTACAATTGTAGGGTCAACTGCATATGCCAAGTAGTCATTTTCAGAGACCAGTGTAACACTGTACTTAGAACCATCTGCACGTGCTGTGCCAGATCCTTCACCTGTAGCAGATAACTGCAAATAAGGGAAGTACCAGTAATTACCATTAGCATCTTGAATGATACCAGCTAAGTACTGCTGACCTGCACCTAATACTTTAATAGCTTGAGATTTAGTTTGGTCTCTTCTATGGAACATTAAGTTGACAGTTGCAGTCACGTAGGATGAACCATTGATTAAGTCAATGGCAGACTCTTCTGTATATGAAGAGGTGTTTCTTTTGAACTCTAATTCAATGAAGGGTGCAGCACCTACCACTAATGGTAGTGTATCTATAGTCCAAGTGTTAGTAGCATCAAATGTGATACCAGTCTCATCTATGTTATCCTGTTGGTTGACATAGAACTTGTATATACCTCCAGAGTTGTTGTCGCAAGATTTTAAAATTGTCTCTAATGTTGAGCAGCTCATCTGTGTTAATTTTTTAAGTGTTAAAAATAGGGGAGCACTTACTGCCCCCCTGGTTTATTTGTTAGTCAAAACATACATTGTATAATACAATCTCTGCTGGGTTAGTGTAATGGAAACCAGCCTTCATGTTAGCACGAGTTCTTAAGTAAGGCTCAGCAACTGAGTCAGATAAGTTCACTGCTTTCAATGCTTTAGAATCTCCCTCAGCATCAAATGCATAGATCAAGTTGTTTTTCAAAGTCAACAAGATAGTGTTGTCAGGCATACCCTCACATACTACAACATTGATACCTAAGAAAGTCAATCCTAATGGTAATGTAACATAAGTCTGAGTGTTACCTTGAGCAGCTTTCAACTCATAAGCATTAGCTACGTTAGTTGAAACATACAATCTAAGGTCTGCTTTTTTACGTACAATAGCAGCAGGAGCAGCGTTAACAACTGACTCTAATACTGTTAACACATTTGATGTAGATACAGCACCAGCATACAATCCATTCACATCAGCATCACCACACAATTGAACTAAGTATCCATTGCACAAAGACAATAAAGGATCTACTGATGCAACATCACCTTGCCATCTCAACAACTCTAAGTCTTGACCTATAACCATTGCCATCTCATTCCAGTAGTAAGACATGAAAGATGCAACAGTGAAGTCACCATTTGAACCTTGAGACATTTGAAGAGCTAAGAAAGATTGCTCTAAGTCAAACTGACAAAGCTGAGCCATAGCAGACAATGCACATACGTCAATGTCAATAGCATCCAATGAGTCAGTTGGTGCAGAGAAGTTACAAGTAGAAGCCTGTAATAATGAACCAAAAGTTACATTAGCTAACTTTGTTTTTGATTTGATACCTGGTAATGTTCTAAAATTAGATGCAATATCAGGGCTTGATAAATAAGCCTTAGAGTAGAACTCTTCAGGGTTAGCACATAACAGTGCATTTGTTTCGATATCTAAATCGAATTTAAGATTACGTGTCATTTTATTTGGTTTTTGAAAATTGTACAAATGCTTTGAACTTCTCATGAGCAGACATTGCTACTGGTGCAGCCTCCTCTTCAATAGTTTCTGCTGAAAGACTTTCTTCCAGTTGGTTTTTTAAGTCAGCTATCATAGCCACTAATTGATTAACCTGCTCTTCAATCACAGGGTTAACAATAGCAAGTACAGCCTCAGCATCCATAGCAGGATCAACTGCCATTTCAACATCCTCTGCAGCTGCTGCTGTCTCTTCCTCTGTGACTGCTTCCTCAGCATTATCAACAGTTGCTTGAGCTTCTTCCTCAACGGCAGGATCTGCTGCCATTTCTGCCTCCATTTCGGTAGGCTTGTCCTTGATTTCAATAACTTCCCCGTCTTTTACCACGTAGATTTTATCCTCAATCAAGTGTTCTCCATCAGGTAACTTCATTGTGTTAGTATTTAGATTTAATAATTCCGAAAGTTTCATACCAAGGAAGCCCTGAATAGAGTACCCTACTTGACCAGACTCAACTAACTTATCATAGTACTCTCTATCTGTTACTTGACTTGTTAGCATCAGAGTTCCTTTAGGTACTTCAATGCCATAAGTTGTGAATGCCTTATCAGTTTTTGGGCTGTCAACTATCCATGCCTCAAGGATGTACGCTGGTACCTTCTCCTCTGCATCATGCTCAAGGTTAAAGATATCCTTGTTGCGTAGGTTAAGCATGAACTTGTTGTGTATAGCTTCAATAGTTTTAGCTGTGAACTCAACATCATACTCAGAGCCATCCTCATCTCTTCTATAGATTTGCATAGGTATCATGGCAGGTGCTACAATTCTCATCTTGACATCATCACTGAATGTCATAGGAGCTACAGAAGTGAATGCCATACCTTTAACTTTTACTGCTGGTTTGTTGGTGAAGGCTATCATTTCAATCCCTAAGTCCTCACCATCGGAGTACTCAGGATCTATTGTAATTTTGTAACATGGTCTATCCATACCCTATATTGAAGAATGTTGTATATTTGTTAAAAATTAAAATCTATTATATTCGACATGTAGAAAAAGCCTTGTTGAAATACAAGGAACAAACATTCCCCAACTGGGAAGAACCATTTATCGAGTTAACAAATATCGAAGATGTGAAAGGTGTAGCCCCAAAAGTTATATTTACAATTCAGTCAGACCCAATTAAAGAGGTTGGAGTTAATGGTGTTCAAGCATTAGATATGCTTATATACACTAAATGTTTGTTTGAAAGTTTGAATGAAGCCTTTCCTTGCAGAGAAAATTCTTTGACAATCACAAAAATTGAAGAGGCAATCCATTGGCAAGAGGCAAGAACAAAAGATAGATCAAGAAGAGGAGTTGAAGGTTATAACAAAAAATAAAAAATAATTCTATGGTAACAATTTTAGGTAAACAAGTACCCAACCAACTAACTGAGTTAACGGTACAGCAGTTTGAGGATATCACATCCATCCATGCAAGGCAGGACCTTGATGCTATTGAGAAACATCTTGAAGTGTTCGCACTGTTAGGTGTGCCAGAGGCTGACTTTGAGGATGTATCTATTGAGGAGTTCAAGGAGTATGTCAAGCAATTCAACAACCTTAGTGGTAAGCCAGAGATGCAACAATCCATTGAGCTTGATGGATACCCTTGCAAGGCTTATGAAGGTGATGCATTTAGGCTATCTGTGAAGGATACTAAGCACATTGAGAAGGTTATGACATCAAGACATAAGGGATATATCTCTGAGATGTTGGCTATACTGTTCAAACGTGAGGACCTTACCAAGGCAGAGCACTACTCAGATGCTCACATCAAGCATAAGGCAAAGATGATACGTGAACTCAAAGCTGAGTTAGCAGTGCCATACTTAGTTGAGATAGGTCAGAAGTTAGCTAAGCAAATGCCTAAGGATGAACCTGCCGAAGTCGTGGAGTGAGATAGATGTACTGCAGTTCAAAGAGATTAGAGAACTGTACAGCATTGAGGAAGTATTTACCAGAGAGATTGAGATACTTGCAGCACTGGCTGACATACCATCTGATGACTTAGAGGACCTTGACATTGAAGAGGTCAGTGCTATGCTTAAAGATATCACCTTCATTAACTCTGAGCCTTCTAAGTTCTATAAGCACACCCTTGACCATTGGAAGGTTAAGCCTCTATCTAAGCTCACAGTGGGTGAGTTCATTGACCTTGAGTACTTCTTTGCTAATGACTACACTAAGCACATCTCACATATAGCAGCTATACTATACAGGAAGCACACTATCAATGAATGGGATGACATGGTGATTGAGCCTTATAAGTACTCACCCTTTGACCGGGCTGAGCTGTTCGATGACTATTGCATCAATGACATCTATGGCTTAGTACCTGAGTACTTAGCATTCAGAGCTAACTTCATGGAGAAGTATGAGCTACTATTCCAAGCAGATGAGAGTGATCCCGATGAGGAGGAAGAGAAACCAAAGACTTCACAGGATGTAAAGGCTGAACGTGAAGAGAAGAGTGCCATCAAGTGGAGCTGGGAGAGGTTGCTGTACAGTTTATGCCAGGAGGACCTAACTAAGTTTGACCAAGTCACTGACATGCCACTTGTATTGACCTTTAATATGTTGGCTATGAAGAAAGAGCTTAACCTATAGTTGACCTGTGAACTTCAAAGGAGCTGAGAACTGTCCACCGATAGGTTCAAATGTGTAAATGATTGACCTCTTCTCACCTAAGATACGAGCCACATCTAAGATAGGATACCTTTGAGTCATCCACTCAGTGTACTGTGAGTATATCTCAGCTGTGATACCTTGACTGTCAAGCTCCTTTGTTAGCTTAGCACATAGGTCAAAGGGTGCAATGTGGATAGTACCGTTGTTGAGAAACCCAAAGTAATACATTGCAAGTATCTGTATCTCAAGCTCACCAAGTGCAGGTATCTTTGCATTGATACGTACTGAGTCATATAGTGCCTCTGTATCAATCAAGCCTTCTCTGAGAATAATCTGTTGCATTATTTTCTGTATCTTCCTTCTGGTAGGATAGAGCACATTGAACACACCATTATTTGCGTATCTTGCCATTATACTAAGTACTTAGGAAGTTCTACATTATTAACCCATGCCTCAATATCTGCATCATCCCATGTAGTATCATAAGTGAAGCCTTGAAAGTTCACTCCAAATACTGCAGATGGTGTAGTCAATACTACATCCACTGTGCATGATTGATATAAGATAGAGTCATTAACTCTCTCAATATTTACTATCGGATCTGTTATCTCTACGTTGAACTGGGGGAAGCTATATGTTGCCATGTTATGTTAGTGTTGTTCCTGTTACTGTGAAATTCCTTACAGCAAAGTAAGTGTTTCGGGTGTTAGTCTTAGAATAATTCAAGATAGAGTTAGTACTGTTACTAATGACTATCAATGCACTGGTAGTATCATTGTTATTGGTTGTACTTGTCCAGTGAGATATAGAAGCTAATGAGAAAGGTGTGTAGTTTAAGTTAGCACTCAATGACCAGTTCATAAGGTTCATTAACTCATTGATGTTAGGTAGCCTCCATCCTGTTGTGAATGTACTTACTGTCAATAGATACGCCCAGTCAATAGCTTGAGCCCAAGTCTGCAGCAATGGTGATGCTAACTGATAGTATCCTAACACTGTTGAACCATCATAAGTACTCCAGTCTATTCTTATTCTATTAGTGTATGTCTGACCTCCTAACTCATCTGTGAACCTATTAGTGTTACCAAAGGGGTTGTTCTCAGCTAACACTGTGAACGAGGTAGCTCTACCTGCTTCAATATCACCATCATCACCTGTACGATACGAGGTAGTTTGACCCGTCTTCATTAGCTTAGCAGTACTCCTTGATACAGCTGTTGCCTTAGCCTTGATGTATAGGTCCTGTATCATAACCTTGTTGCGTTCAATGTTACTACTGCAGCAGTGTTCACTGTTACTGTTATCTTACTGCCAGAGGCTATAGTGTTACCCAGTGTATATGTCACGCCATCATCCTTAAGTGTAGTGGTAGGTGAGTTCAGTATGTTAGTAACTGAGTCAATTGATAGGTTATAAGGTGCATAGAAGTCCACTGTCAAGGCATCAATCAGCTCCACAGTGTACTTAGGTTTAAGCACTGTTACGTTCTTATTTTTTATTGTGAATAACTCCTCACCTGTATTGTGGTCCTTGACTGCAAAGCTGTGGTATGTTGCATCACTACGGGTCTCAAATGTAATGTTATCAACACCATTCTTATGGCTATGTACATTGAACTGACCTAAGGTCTGCAGCAACAATACAAAGTTATCACCTGTCAAAGTACGATCACCTGTAAGTGTGCCATCAATGTTATATATGTTATCACTTACTCCACCACTTGCAGCATCTATAATCTCCTGCCCTGTGATAGAATATGTTGAGTATCCTGAACCTATCTGAACACTGACCTCAAGCAAATCTGTTGCCTCAAGGTTAGCACCCTTAGGTGTCATCTGTGATATCTTTTGTCTTTGAGCCATACCTATATTGTATTGAACTTAATCTCCTGTTATAATTGGCACTTGGCAGTCAGTCCAGTTACTCATGTCAACATCTATAGTCATCACCCACCCTGCAGCATAGTCAAGCAACTGGTTGTTGAGAGGGTTAAGTGATGGCTGTCCTAAGATATCGAAGTCATAGTCTGAGCTGAAAGTAAAGTAGTTCACCAAGTCAACCAGTATCTGATGACAATCTGAGAGTATCACAGTGATGTTAGCACGATCCTTCTGTATGATGTCAAGGCAGTATATCTCTAAGCTGATAGTGTTAGTGTTCTCAGTAGGTATAGCCACAATAGGAGCTATGAATATCAGAGGATACTTCTCATCTTTAGTAGCGAAGTTAGGTAGTTGCTCAGTGAAGTCACTGCCCACCTTCTTAACCTGTAGGTGAGCATTGTAAAAGGCTTCAATCTTGTTTATTAGTGCTTGATAACTTGTCATAGTTCTGCGTTCTTTTTAATCTTATTAACTCTATCCTGTGTATTAGTCATCTCAGTTTCACTCACTACAGCTGTTACTGTGATGTTCTGACCTTGAGTCTGCTCTGCATTAGGGTTGCCTACGTTGTTGAGGTTGTTACCTCCCCCGAATAGACTCACAGAAGGTACTGCCATACCACCTGTAGTTGTGGTTGCTCCGAAGCCTCCAGTAGGTACATCAGGTGGCACAGGTGCAGAGCCTCCACCTTGGAAGGTTGCACTGGCTATCTTGCCAATGTTTACAGCAGATGCAATCCCAGCAGATGCAAGTGCTGCTGCCATGGCAAACCCACCATCAAACTTAGGATACTGTGCAAGTATTGAAGTGATAGCCTTAGCTCCATCTATCACAGCCATACCAAGGTTGAATGCTTTTTGTACAGCAAACTCTTGACGGGCTGCTTTCTCTGCCTCTGCAGTACCCTCTTTTAGTTTCTTTTTCTTGAATGAGAATAGTAGTTCAGCCACTTGTTGACCAGCCTGTAATCCTTGAGCTGCATAGTCAAGCCCTTGAGCTATCTGTTTAGCTTCAATCTCATTGATTTTCTTAGCTTTCTCTTCCTCTGCTACTATCTTAGCCTGTCTATATTTCTCTTCAATAGCTGCCTTATCTGCCTCACTCAAGTCCTTAGCTGCTAACTCTGCTGCCTTCTGTTTGTCAAAGGCATTCAATTGAGCATTAAGTACAGCATCTGCTGCAGATATTTGAGCCTTAGCATTCTCATCTGCACGAGCTGCATCAAACTCAGTTTTTGATAGTTCAGTTTCTGCTACAGTTTGAGCTGCTGCTAATATCTTTTGTTGGTTCTCAAGTTTCTTATCTGTGATCTGAGTATCAATAGCACCCAAAGCCTTAGCAGTTTCTGCTTCAAGGAGTAGTCTCTCTTCTGAGCCCACCTCAAGGGCAGCCATCTTTTGTCTTGACTCCTCTGCTATCACAGCCTTTTGTGCCTCAAGTTTAGCAAGGTCACCCTCTGCCTCTACTTCATTTCTTTTGAGCCTGTTGAGAGTAGCCTCGTTCTCTTTTTTCTCTCTCTCTTCAAGGGTCTTATCTTTGGTCTTCTCAATCTCGCTGTTAATCTTACTCAATGCATCCTTCTGGTCAAGCTCTTTTTTGTATATCTGTTTAAGATGCTCAGTAAGGTATTTACGTTCAGCTTCAAGTTGAGTCACTTTCAAGTCTCTCAATTCCTGCTCATTCTTACCTGCTGTCTCAGCTTCTCTGTATGCTATGTCATTCTTTTTACGTAGGTCTGCCAGTGCATCTGAGTACTTATTCTTTACCTCCTTATTAGTGTTACCAACACTGCTCACAGTTGCCTTAGCTATCCCAGCATTACCCTTGTTAGTGATCTCAAGCTCCTGTCTCTTGAAGTCCTCAATGATGAGGTTCTTTAACTTCTGAGCCTTAGCCAGTGCAGCAGTATCACCTAACTGTTGAGCCTCTTTAATCTGTTGCTCTACCTTAGACAATGCCTCCTTCCTTTGTATCTCAAGCATAGCCTTAGCTCTCTCAGATTCATTCTTGATCTGCTTAGCTGAGAGTAGTTCAATCTGCTTATCAAGGTCAAGGTTCAGCTTCTGCTTAGCCTGTACTCTGGCTATCTCATTAGCCATCATATCCCTGTTAAGCTGCACCTGCTTAGCAAAGAGTTCATCCATCCTCTTCTTATCCTCCTCTGTTAGCTCCTGCTTAAGTGACAATGCATCCATCTCAGCCTGGTTCTGAGCATAGGTCTGCTCCATTGTCTGCTGCTTGATGTCATAGATAGACTCGTTTTGGTTTATCTCAATACCTAACTGCTTCTCAAGAGCTGCAATCTCTGCATTGCTCATGTCCTTAGTTAGGTTATATAAGTCCTCTCTTGCCTTACCTTGCTCCTGTATGTTCTTAATGTTTGCCTCACTGGTCTCTTTAACCTTCTCAGCATTCTCTTCTGCTGCATGGTCAGTCAATCCCAGCCAGTCAGTTAAGTCCTTGAAGCCTTGTATCACTGCATTGATAGGTGCCATAATAGCCTTAAGAATAGCATCAAGTACACCAATCTTTTTAAGGAACACCCCAATGGCTACCACTATGGCAGTGATCACTGCTACCAGTAGAAAGATAGGATTAGCTAAGATGGTAGCTCCTAACTTCACGAATGCACCACCAATGGTTGACAGTGTACCCATGAAACCTTTGAAGCCCTTAGCTAAGTCTGCAGGGTTAAGGTTACCCATCACCTGACTAAACACTTGAGCCTTCTGTTGTGCCTCTTCAAAGTCTAAGCTCATCAATGAGTCCTTGATACCTCCGATAGAGTTACTTACCTGCTCAAACTTAGAGCCTGATGCAAAGACATTCACTGCATCATTAGCATCTGCAAGTTGGTCCTTTAGCTCCCCTGCTCTTGCAGATAGTGCAGCAATCTGTTGAGGGTCTGTGGCATCTGCTATAGCTCCCTTGAGTTCTCTCAATTCTGCCTTGATAGCTCCGATGCCCGTTATCTTGAGGGGTATTTCTACTTCATTCATATTAGTAAGTTCTTATTTCTATTGTTGCGTATTGTAGTAAGTCATCTGCCAAAGCACCAAGTGAGGTATCTTGAGTGACTATCCTTATCTCATTACTATGATACCAGTATGCTGTTGCCAGTCCAGGATTGGTTGTGCCGTTCAGCATGATGTATGTCCTATCTGCTGTAGGGAAGGCAGCTGTTAATGTACCTGCATAGAAGCCTGTTGATAACCTTGTCCACACAATGTCACCTATAGTGTTCTCAAATACTGTAGCAGAGGGATCAGAAGTGCCACTCTGAAATATGTTAGCTATGTACTTAGAATAGTTCACAACTACTGCACCATTGATACTGCCAGTCACTGTGAGGTCACTCACTACCATGCCATCATTCTCAAGTACTTGACCATCACCTACTATGATACCCTTAGTACCTGCAGTCACTGTGTTACCTTTGCCCTTGATAAGTACATCTGCTCCTGGCATGATCACGTTGCTGTTGGCAGCCATTGAACGTAGTACACTATCAAGTCCTACAGCTGTGATTGTATCACCTATAGGGTTGCCGTTGCCAGTCTGAAAGTTAGCTAAGTCAATCTCAGTATCTACACTGATAAGCTCTACCTTAGTGAGCTGGTTGTTGTTAGCATTGTAGTCAGCTATCTTGTTGATGTTCCACCATGAGTTATCTATGTAGATCCTATCATTGAGCTTGAGTGACTGGATGTCCACCTCATCAAGGTCAAAGTAAGCTATCAACATCTTGCCCACGTTAATCTGGTTGACTGTCCTCCTCCAGTACAGGTTATACAGGTTGTTGTTGGTCAATGTACCTACCTCATAGAAGTAGTAGTCATTAGTGCCAAAGTTGATGTCAAAGGTAGGATACAAAGGGTCATTGAAGTGACCTGTCACAGGGTAGTTAACAAGCCCAAACTCACCCGTAGTACCAAACTCTACTATATCATAAGGTTGACATGTACCAACACCACCATCATACAAGATGCGGATGTTGACATTTGGTGCAGCTCCTGCTATGGCTGGGACATAAGCCCCAAAGACTGTACGATACACTGGAGTCGGGGAGAACAATAGCTCCTTAACATCCACATCCTTAACATATTCATTCTCAAAAGTATATTCTATCTGACCATATATCTCACTGGTAGCTTGAGTGTATGCCACATTAGGACCATCATCATCAGGTGCATAGGTTAGCTTGAGCTTCTTATTAGTCACATCCGGAAGGAACATAAGCTCTTGAGCTCTATCCTTTGCTAACTTAGCTGACCAGTCCTTCTCAGCTCCTGAGTCGTAGTACTCATCCCTATGTCTCAGTATTAGGTTGTACGGGTTATCAACATCCTGCTCAATGTACAGGTTATACATCTGGAAGATAGCCTTCACAAAGTCAGACTGCTTCACCTCAACTGGCACGTATTGGTTCATGGTCAAGGTTGAGCCACTCACTTGGATGTTATTAGATGGTAACACTACCATGTTGATAGTAGTCAAGTCAAGGACCACGTTCACATCTACGAAGGTGAAGCCACCCCCTGATGCTATCCAGTAGTTAGTGCCTAAGCCATTACCCTGTACTACTCCATTCTGAGTACCAACTACCTCAACACCTACATGCAGTACTTGGATGTCACCAGATGCAATACCAGGTATCAATCCATTACTTACAGCAGGTATGCTTAATGACTCTGCAAAGGTTAGTATTGTTGTGCTCCCTGTTGCAAGTGGTGAGCCTGTTGGGTAGTCTACTGTGATGCTTGAGCCATACACATTGACTTGACCAACTCCAGCCACATATACTATTGCAAAGACTCTATACTTATTCTCATCTATTGACCCACCTACTATGTTACTCAGTAAAGCTGTACCCCCACTGGTATTGTCAAGGGAGATGCTCCCTCCAATGTTAAGTGTGTACATATAGTGCTCACCTGCTTGAGCATTGGTGTTGAATGGTGAAGTGTACTTACCAGTGGTAGGGTCAAAGATACCTTGAGTATCTATCACCTCTGACCATCCAGAGTCTACTGCCTCACTGAATGTAACGTTGTATCCTGTTGCCTGTACATTGGTGGTGGTCCATGTGTTGGTTGCCTCTACCCTGTAGTCGTTATAGTCTTGGTCATTAGTATCACCATTGTAAGGTATCAACAACTTATCAAAGTGTGCAGCCGTTAACTCATTCCATGTGTAGGTGAAACCAGCTACAGCGAATATCCTATCAAAGTAGGTCTTGGCATAGATAGCAGGTTTAAACTCATTAGCACTATAGCTGTTAGTGTTGTTGAATGGCATCACATACTTATACCCATCTGCCACAGTGTTGACAAAGCTACTCACTATAGCAGTTGCATCCCATGTATGGTTGAGGTCTGAGAAGTCTAAGTCAGTGAGGTTAGCATTAGTGATGGCAGTAAAGAACTCAGCTCTACTGTCCTTGATGAGTACAGTGTAAGACACCTCATCCTCATAGCTGTTATTACTCTGCACCTTGTTCACACTTACCAACTGGAGCAAAGCCTCATCTAAGATAGGCACTCCATTCTGTATCAGTTGACACTTAGTCAAGGTGTTGATGTTAAATGTTCCAGCTTGGATGTTCACATCATAGTAGTGACCCAGTAGCTCGTTGTTGTTCTTAGTGCCATCAAGTACAATGGTTTTAGAGAACGTACCCTTGCGAGATGTTAAATCTCTAATGTCTCCGATGTTAAATGTTATAGGAACTGATACTGTCTCTGCAACATCAAGCTCCCCTGTGCTTAGTACTATCTTAACCATTGATGATGTCGTTGTTGCTTAACCTAATCTGAACCGACTGCTTGATGAGGTGCTTGTTGCGTAGCCTCTGTATGTCAAAGGTGTTGTTGAGCACATTACAGCTGATGTACTCAGTACTCTCAGGGATGTGTACAATACAGCCATCCTCATCATAGACTGGTAGTCCATCTTGAGTAGTGTGATACACCACGTTCTTAACATAGGTCTGAGGTGAGGTTACTAACTCCTGAAAGTATATACCTTCATTCTCACTCATCCAGTTAGTGTTGAGGTCAATGGTCTTAGTCACTTGGGTGTTATAGTTAACAGTGCCTTGTTCATAAGTCTTATACTTCCATTCTGAGCCAATCACGTATCCAGGTACATCCTTGTTGTAGGTATCTCTCTTGATGTTCAGCTTCTCATAGCTCTTAAGCTGGAAGGCAAAGCTACTCCATGAACCCATCCTATCTAAGAACAGGATATGACTCTCAGAGATCAATACTCTTCTATCTATGTTCACCTGATACTTAAGTGACTTCACTGGGTTAAAGATACCATCACTGTAGTGAACAGTGTAGTACTGAGTCGTAGGCTTGACCAATGGAGCAGTGCCACTGACTAAGGTTAACGAGCCATAGTTGTTAGGACCAACTGCCACACCTTTGATGTAGTCAGTTCCTGTGATTGACTTATAGAACACTGAGCCGTCATCACTTTGGAAGTACACCCTCTTGTTGACAGGAACAGGACCAACATCCTTAAGGTTGAGCCATAAGTCCTGCCCAGGTGTGCAGCTGAATGATAGCGGTTGATTAGTCAACCATTGACCATTGACATTGTCAAGCTCGTAGTCAAGCTCATCCCAGAATGGCATGTCAATCCATGGCTGTACACCATTGAACACATACTTGTTTAGGGTGCTCACTATGTCTAAGTCTATAGTCTTCCTGTTATCTGCATACTTCACTGAGCCGTTAATGGTCGCATCTGTTACCTCTGAGTACAAAGCATTGATGGTGAAGGATGTTGTGCCACTCACAGCGATCACTGTGTGCAGTCCTTCCACCCCTGGGTTAGCAACACCACCATCCACTTGTATGATGTTCACCTGGTCACCCACAACAAAGGGGTGAGGAGATGAGGGAGTGATACCGACATTGCCGCTTTCATCTGACAATGAAGAGGTATAAGCTAACTCATATATGTACTCCTCACCTACCTTAACATCGTATTTGTAGTAAGAGTTTGCAGCATCATAGAAGGTAGTGATAGCAGGGTTGAAGTCAAAGGTAACCATGTTGCTCAGTAGCTTACTCAAGTCCTGCTCACCATAGCCTGTGCCATAAGTGGGTAGTGCCTTATAGTATCCTATCCTGTTGGTAGTACCTGACTCGAACACCTCAAAGATGTATCTGAACCCAGCGTTGTTGACATTGGTTGAGTCAACTATGAACTTGCACTCATTGTATGCTGGAGTGAACGCTTGAGGCTCTGCTATTATTGTTGTTGCCATACCTATATTGTACTAAGGTCAGCATCCTGTTAGAAGGATAGATATGAGTCATCTGTGTAGTACTCTTCCTTGATGTAGGTAGCTGCATATCGGATGGCATCCATGGCATCATCCCACAGCTTGACGGGCTCATCTGTGATGGTGTCACCTATCTTTTTCCATTTGTAGTTTTCATACTCCTTCTTAAGTTGTGGATGGTCCTCACAGAACACACCAAAGGTCTTGATGTTATCTATACCTTTCTTCACTACCTTGTTAGCGTTCTCAATGTAATACCCTGCCCTGTCTATCTCTGCAATGGTCTCAGGTCGTGAATAGTCAGCCAGTATGTTGATGTGCTTCTCTATTCCTAACTGGTCCATCCTTGTGATGAGGTCAGTGGTAGTCAAGTAGCTCTCATAGATCACTGGCTCAATGTACAGATCCTTATCCCTCCAATAGACTCTGACTAAGGCAGTAGGGTGATTGTAACCGAAGTCAAGTCCATACACATACTCAGTGAACTTAGCAGGTCTATGCTTGACAAAGGTCCATGTGGAGTAGATGTTGCTCTTAGAGATAGCCTTCTCACCAAGGGCATATATCTGATACTGTGCCTCATCGGTTCGCTTGAGGTCTTCAATCTGTTTCTTGATACTCTCAGGCAGGAACGGGTTATCCTTGTACGTTGACTTGATGAGCACTGACTCCTCCTCTGGTAATTCATAGAGCCATGAGTTGCTCTCACTTGGGTTGTAGTCAAAGATTAGCTTCCCCTCTGTTCTCATGTTCAGCTGAGTGAAGTCATCATAGTACAGCTCATTGGCTTCATTGCACCATGCTATATCTCTCTTCCTACCTCTAATCTTTTGCTCATCATCTACTGAGAAGAACTCCACTATTGAGCCATTGTCAAAGGTATAGATGTGTTCAGACTTATTGTGCTTGTTGACATCATATATCTCTAAGGTCTTCATTATCTCAAGGAAGTCTCTCATCACTGTAGCCCTCAATGCTGGGAAGGTCTTGCGGATGATACTCACTACCTTGCCTCTGTTCTGTAGGCAGTAGACTATGATGAGCTGACATAGTGAGTAGGTCTTAGATGACCTTGAACCACCCTCATTGATGATGAACCTTGACTCACCATTGAGTGCCTCATAGTTCTTCTCGAATATTACTGTGCTACGTATCTCCATAGTGTGCAATAGTTGAACCATACCACTTATTAGTAGTATAGTAGTAAATATGTCTAAGATACACTATTTAATAATAGTTACCTTAATATCATTAACAGCCTGACCTTGAGTAGTGGTATCTACCCTCTCAGTGAGGTTGTTAAGTCGCTGGGTTATGGAGGGGTTATACTGCCCAACCATGCCACCTGTTATCTGGTCATTCTTAATTGACCTTCTAATACGTGAACAGATACGGACATATGCGGAATATCTCCCATCCTTATTTTCAAAATAATCACTTAAATCTGGACAGTCAGTATCGAACTTAGTCTCAGGGTGATCACATACAAATTCATAGAAACCTATCTCAGTTAATGGAGCTTCATGAGGCACAGGAACTAAGTTACCAATCTTATCAAGTTGATAGATAAGTCTTGGATTGTCTTTGACATGTTTCTTATATTGCTCCCAGAGGTCAAGCATCATCTCAGGAGTCTCTATGTACTTATGCTTTGCCATCTTTAATCTGTTTAAGTTTACGTTGTGCCCATTCAATGCCTTCATCACCACCCCATGCTAACCACATCAATCTACCACATCCATCACCAAGTTCACGCTGTGAATTTTGTCTATGCCGTTCAAATCCTGCCATTCTGGATATGGTCTCTTCTGTGAGAGCTTCACCCTTTGCTAGTTGGTTAGCTCTTGCCTTTCCTACAGCAGTACCACAGCTTCCCCATCCATGCTCTTCTGCCCATCTGAGTGCTATCTTAGCATTCTCAGTAGCAGCTTGAGGGTAGTCTGAGTATGACTCAGCTAACTTGACTCCTATAGGACCAAGGTCAGCAATGACATCTGCGTTGTTATCATAATGTTTAGCTATCTTGAGCTCTTTAATTTTCTCCACTTTTGCCTTGTTGCTACCTGTAGCATAGACCCTGGATAGTGGTATCCCTAACTCCTTAGCTCTGTTGATCATTGGTTCAATGTTCCTTCGAGCTGAAATGATGTAAACATCTGCACCTTTGGCTATCCATTGCTTAGCTAACTCCATGCCATGTGGTTTAGTTAGGGTCTCATCATAGTCAAATGAGATACGTTGAGCAGCGAAGGCTCTCCTGTACTTAGCCATTGCAGACATCTTAGACTCCTGCCACTTAGACTCACACACAGCATACCTCTGCTCCTCATTTGGATAGGTATCTGTTGACTCTTGGTCTGACATACACCTGGTGATGTAGTCATTGTGGGTCTCTTTTGGGTTAGGACTTGGCATCTGCTGCTGGTTTCTTTTTACGTTTCTTTTTAGGTGCTGGTATAGGACCCTCAACAGCCTTATACTCTATGACAGTCACTTCTGGCACTTCCTCAAAGATGTGCTTAAGTCCTATTGACTGGTAGTACTTCACCTTAGTCATGTCTATCTTATCCACTACTATTGTGCGAGTTCCTAAGATGCGGTCATACACCTTGACAGTAGTACCTAAGTACTCTGGTTTGATTTTAAAATTGCTCATATTGGTTTATTATTATGAATATTAAATAAAATGCCAGTGTTGCACCAGCGAATTTGAAGAGCATGTATATGTTCTCATTGAATAATGCCAGTACTACACCCCATGCCAGGATGTAAGTCAGTAGCCCTATGATATCAACACTCTTCATACCTATATTGTATTGACTTTATATTTTCTTTAATTTCTTTAATCAGGAAGTAAGCAGAGGTAGTGTTAATATTGAAGTACTTAGCCAGTGCAGTCTGAGTAGAGTGCCCTTTATCATAGTATGCCTCAAAGATTATCCTCTTGATGCGGTCATGTTGTTGGTTTCTATATATCTCAATGATAGCCTTCTTAAAGTTGTGCCGTTCCTCTATCTCAATCTTATGGTCAAGGTCAGTGGTATCATCTAAGCTATCACCTATGTACTCCTGTGACCTGTATATGTCATCTCTCTTGGTCCTTGAGCCTTGAGTCCAGATTAACTCATACTTGATGGTGTTAAGTAGGTAGCTCTTAGCCTTATCTTGAGTCATCTCTGGTAGGTGTACCTTGGTGCAGTGTATGTATGCGTTGTTGATCACTGCATCTGCATCTATTGAGCTGGGTATATTGAGCACCTTTAAGAAGTGCTTAGTGTATCTGAGCACCTCATCATAGTTGCGGTTGATATATCTATCCAGTTGCTCCTTCATACCAGATGTTGAAGTCTTTGAGCCATACCTTCCTACGTACAGATGCACAGAAGCACTCCTTATCTTTGATGCCAGTGACTCTGCTCTTAATACGCTGTAGTTGTATCAGGCTGCTCTTGGTGAGTAGTCTATCCTCTGGTTGGTTGAGTATTGACTCTATGAGTTGTATATCAGTTTGTTCAAGCATACGGCAGTGAGTGATGTGGCACATGCCACTATGAATGATTGAGAGTATATCAGAGTGAACCAGAAGGAGCAGCACTTCCAGCAACCTAAGGCAGTGTGTAGCCAGTCAGGGAGTATGAGCCTGTCATCTATGTAGTTCTGTATGGGCTCGAAGTGGGTGAACCACCATGAGACCACTAATGGTGCTATGTAGTTTATCATGGCACTAAGATAATGAATGTTGTTGACATAACAAAGGGGAGCTGTTAACTCCCCTGCAGTCAGTGAGGGACATCCATGTCCCTCTGTGTGATACCCCCTTGCTGTGCATTATTCATATTTCCCAGATTTTGAAAGTGAACAAGGGGGTAGGTTGCCGAACCTCAGTTATTTCATTAAGTAATTAAAAGCCTTATCATAGAACTCACTCTGTACTGGTCTCCCATGTAGGAAGCGGTGCAGTGTGATGTTAGTCACTCCCATGTCCTCTGCCATGTGCACAGCTCTGTTCCTATTGGATATCTTATCCTTAAGTTCAGCCCTCACCCAGTCAGTGAGGGTCTGATTATCTTTGAGATATACGGTCTTAGAACGGGAGATCATCTTGCTCGTTGTTTAGTATGTCATCCAGTACACTTGGAGCCTTAGCCTCACCTTGCACCTTCCATGCATCCAGTGTGTTGTAATACTTCTCACCTACTTGTCTACCTCGTAGGTTGAATGATACCTCCACCACTTGACCCTCACCATAGGGTGCTATGATATCCATGCGGTCATTGACTGTCTGGAAGATAATCTCCTGTGGGTACTTGTCAGCTGTAGTGATCACGAACTCTCTCACTGAGAACTTGTCTGATATCACATTGACATCCTTGATGAGCTTGATAGCTCCTTTGATTGTTAAATCTGCCATTTGTTACTTTTTAAAATATTCTCTAATTATTGCAATAGTTCCTAAATATACTAATACTAAAACTGGTATACCTAACAATATAAAAATAGTTGCTTTCATATTATTTACGTTCAATTATTGGAATGTTAGCCTCAGTTGGTACATATACCGTCTTGTTGTTGTTATACATTCCTTCGACCATCATGTATTTGATGTAGTCAGGGTTAGTACTGATAGCTTTTGATATTATATCAATTGACTTAGCTTTTGCTTGTGACTCGATTAACTTAGCTTCTGCATTTGAATTTGCAGTAATAACTTTAGTTTTAGCATCTAATTGCGCACTTTCAAAATCAGCTTTAGCCTCTTCAATTTTTGCCTTTTTAGAACTTTCGGCTTTAAGTAGTATTTGCTTACCTTGACTTTGTGCGTCTAATTCGTCTTGGTGTCTGTTGAAGTCATAACATGAAGTCAGTGACATTGCAGTCAATAATACTGCTACTGTTTTAATTGTTGTTTCCATTTTTATTTATTATTTAATTATTATCGAATACTATCTCTGCTGTAGTCTTATCTAATATCTCATCTGCTATGATGTTAGCATAGTCAACTGCTAATACATAATCTGGTTTAGTTTGAGAGTTATTATCATAGGACCATCTAATATCCTGCATTCGTTCAGGACTTGTTAAAAATGCTGCCACTAACTGAGTGACAATCTGTGTTCTTGTTTCCATTTTATTTATTATTTAATTCATTTACATACTGTGAGTAGTACTCAGAGCAATGTCTGAGCCTCTCAATTATTAACTCCTCATACATCACATCTCTCTCATACCTCACAACTGTAATACGCTTAGCTGGGTCAATGTGGTCCACTCTATGGATGGATAGGTTATCCCACTCAGTGAGCAACTCATCTGGAGTAGTGTACATGGTGTAGATTAGTTCAAATGCTGGTCTATTATACAGCATCATGTAAGCTCTTCCCTGCCATTCGTAGTCACTTGACTCAGCCTCTGATGGTGTTGCTGGGAAGGTTTCTAAGGACCATGAACTTTTGATGTCAATGATTAGGTCATCTGTTATGATATCACAACACCCTGATAGGTAGTCATTGGTAACTCTATTCTCATTCTTAGTGTAGTTGGTGAACCTAACATTGTTGAGTAGATTGATACCTTCCTGCTCCCAGTCAGTGCCCTTGATCATTGGTTTAGTCTTGAGCTCAGTGTTGTATCCATAGAACTGCTGCTTAGCTATCCTTCTAATTTCAGACTTAGCAGTCTCAGATAGCACCTCTGACTTACTCCTTGAGTTAGTCATGAGCTTCCCTAATTGTGATGGTCTGAAAATCATAGCTCTATGTTTACTTGTTTCTCATATCCTAATAATATACTATTCATTGGTAAGTGTTCATTGTGAATCACATTGTAACCAAATATAGTAGTTTGAATAATTTTTGAACTTGGAACATCCCATCCATAATGTTCTCCAATTGTTTTTAAATGCTGTGTATTCATAATAAAACACAATCTATCTATTGTTACTGGAGTATTTTTATAAATGTCTAAAAGTAAATTTTGACAAGTATCTAATATATCATTGCATTTCATAGTTGTGCCTCCTGTTCTTTAGTAAGTGAGTAATTCTTAACAAGCTCCTCCTTAGTGTATTGACCTGCTGCTATCTTAGCCAGTGCATTTTTGAACCTTTCATCCTCCAGTGATGGCTTTGCCTTAGGTTGTACAGGTGCAGTTGCTTTCTCAGCATCATCATCTACAGCCTGTAGTGATAGAGTACTTTGAAGGGTGTACCTGCGATAGTAGGTTATGGCACTACCCTGCTGCTGTGGGTTCATTCCTGTTGGTAGCTCCATGCATGACTCTATCATTGTGCCTGAGTCAATGTCAATAATCTGAGTGCACACACTATTGCTCATGATAGGCTGCAATAATAGCAGACCATTCTCAAGTAGGATAGGTTCTACAGCATCAAGTATTGCATTGATGTCAGCATAAGCCTTTTTAAAGTGGGGGTTGTTAGCGTTTTTGGTCACCTTACCGATTGCTAACTTAGCTCTGTGGAGCTTCTGATGGAAGTTGAGAGTGATCTCAGCTTCATTTGCCTGTCTGATTTTCTCAGATGTACTGATTAGTTCTTTCATTTGCTTTATATTTTCTTCAAAGATAAGTGTTTTTTGCATATATACAAATAAAAGTTATTAACAATCATCTGTTAATTCATTGTTGATACCCTCAACTGGGTGTTTGTACTTCTTTCTAAGGTGCTTGAGCTTCACTCTGAACTTAGGCATCTTGAGTTTGATTCTATACTTCATAGTTCTCTATCTCTCGTTTAACATCCAGGAGCCATTGATGAGCTAAGCTACCCTCATTGATATACAATGCATTTCTAAAATCTAACATTTCATTGACTGCAATCAAGGCACATTCCTTAACTGAGTGCATGTTGGCAAAGTATCCATTTTCAAATTCATCAAATCTGACAGCATATTGATACTTAGTGATTAGTTCTATTGCTTTATCCTTTGCATTCATAGCTTATGTATCTCGTTCCTAACTTGTTCTAAGTATTTCTGCATATGAATAGCATACTCATTTAGACCTTTATGCTTATCTGTAAATGGTAGTACTAACATCATTTGGTCTACTGTGTTCAATGCACATTGCTTGGCAGTACTTTCAAATAGTGTATGTACTGGATGTGGGCATCCTGTATAATTAAATGGATTGATATGCATATCCACTAACTCCCTTGCCTTCTCCTTCGCTGTCATAGTAATTCTATTTGCTGTTTAACTTCTGCCCAGTATCCAAAGTTACTAAGCACATGACTATCAATTTGGTCTTGAATATTTTTACCTGACTGCATAAAGTCTTTTGCTGTTTTATACGCACTAATCTGATGAGATACACTAATTTTTTTATGTGTTTTCAATATCTCATCCACTGCTATATTAGATAAATTTTTAGCTATTTTATCCTTTAATAACTCAGAGTCATGTAGTAAAGCTATTTCAGTTCTAATTAACCCAAATATCCTAATTGCCTTCTCCTTCGCTGTCATAACCCTAATACAAACGATTCATACCACTCAACAAAGCTATCAAAGTCTCTCACTATGATATACACCCCACCAGCTTTTTCAATGGCAGCTTGATATTGTTTTTGAACGTCACTCTGCTTATCCTTCTGCTTAATCTCTATCTTAACTGACCTGCCTCTGATAGTCGCAGAGATATCTGCAGTACCTTTGGTTGACTGTCCAGGTGTCCACTTACCAGGGAGCTGCTTAGTGTGTGCCAGTTCACCGGTGCCTATCTGTATCTTAGTTCCTTCTCTGTACTGACCTTGAGATGAGATACGTTCAGCCTGACCACCCATGTATTGCACATAGGCTATAACACACTTAGTAAGTGAGTTTGCTGAGTTATCCTTCCAGTCAGTGTAAGGTATATACCTCTCATCAATGGAGGGGTATCGTAGTCTTAAGTCTTCAAGCTCTAATGCCTTGAGCTTATCTTTGTTTAGTTTGTTCATTAAAATCCTGCTTTATTATTTAACTCATCCCACACATCATCAGGCTGTGGTTTTACCTCATCAGTAGTATATTCAATCCATCTCCTTCCATTAGTCTTACCATCAAGTATCTTATAGCCATGATGCTTACCATAGATATTAAGCCATTGAGTGAATTTCTTTTTAGTTAGCCACCTGGATAGATCACTATAGTCTTTTGTGATTATCTCATGCAGCTCATCTTTATATAGTCTGGTGTTCAATGGGATGTTACCATCCTCTGACCATTCATAGAACTCATGAGAGGTCTCTTTTATGAACTTTCTTATGTCAAGATTAGTGAACTCATGAGATACAAGTCCATTGCGAAGGTAGAACTGAGCACACTGTATCATGAAGTTATCAAACATCATCCACTGGTCATCCTTCCAGTCATCAAAAAGCATGTGCCCAAACTCATCCAAGGGAGTCTTTTTAAACCCGAAGTAGTCTGACATCTCTACTTCAAACTTTCTCCTCTCAAATGAGCCACCAACACCACCTATGGTGTAGTTAGTAGTGATCACAATCTTAGGTGACTTGGTCACTGGTAGCTTGATAGCATCTTGACCTTTGTACTCAAGGGTGATTCCCTCTGTAATTAGACTAAATAGGTTCTCAAAGTTGAAGTTCTTTTTAACGTCATCAAATACCAGGAGCTGAGTATCTGTAGATACTGTCTGATAAGGGAATGACTTAGTAAATTCAAAGGTCTTACCATCTATTGAGGCTACCTTTTTAAGTTTAGCCAGTGCATTCCAGAACAATCCCTTACCACTTCCTCCATTGGGGTTCTCTGAGATAGTCTCATCATTGAAAATAATAGCTTTGTTGTTAGCTGATGTCTTATAAGAGTGCATCAAGTAGCCTATGACTGACTTAAAGCTGTTGTACTTAGCTGAGTCCTTGCCACTTACCAACCACAGGAAGGTTCTGAACTCACTATTGTGGTGATCGTATTCTTTGTACTCCCTGTCAATGATTTGTTTTTTCCATACATATCCATCCAGGTCAATGTATTCATGTTTTTTTATGCTATCTTTTGTAATTTCTACAGCACAATTTTTGTAATATAGGTAGCAGATATCAGAAGTATCCTCAAGCATGTTCACATCTGAACTATCAAGCATTGAAAGGAACTCAGAAGTGAAATACTTAGTTGCTCCTGCCATTAAGTCGTATGGTTGAAAGCCTATCTCAGGACGTGCAAGGAGTGCAGTCAAAGTGAAGTCTTTTATCCTCTTCTCATTGGTCTCTTCAATAAGGTTCTGCTCTTTTTTAATGAATGTATAAGTGTTGCTGTCAGTTGGGAAGTGTTTAAAAAAGTTGTTTTGTTGTAGCCAGAATTTATACTGATGGATGCTCAGTTGTATCTTATTGTTTTTTGTATAGGTCCAAAAGTCCTCAATATTCCCAGTTTCTTTGATGCCATCAACACACTTATCAATCTCCTCCTGGGTGAACTCAGGAAGTGATTTTATTATATCACTTGTTTTCTTACCAGCTCTGATATGCTTCTCTATTTTCTCCCTGGATGAGGTATCCTCAAAGAACTTAGTGCCAAAGTTTGAAGTCTTTGAATAAGCACTTTTTATAATTTTACGGATCTCATTTTCTTTGCCACCTTCATCAAACTTAAGCAGAACATTCTCAGCCTCTGATTGATTGACTCCGAAGTCATTAAGTGCAGCAGCTAACTTGAATAAGTTATTATTCTTAGATCCTGCCACCATGCCGTACTTTTTACCCCACCATTTGAGTAGGTTCTCAATGATTCTATTATCAGACTTGATAGGTATCATGACATCAATAGATCCTATCTCTTCAATATCTGGCTCCTCAATCTGAGTCCATGTAGTTGAGTCCAGGTTAAGATACAAGTCAGGGTCATATGACTCATAGCAGAACCTATCAATGTTACTACCTACATTATCCCAATAGTCTGAGTCAAAGTGAGTTCTCAAAGCATCAAAATATCCTTTGAAGTTGCCATCAGTAGGTATCTTAACAAGTACTTTCACTCCTTTACCGGATGGTGATATCCATGCAGAGAACACATACTCATCCTTTGACACTAATTCTTTGAACTGAACAGCCTCTGACTGGTGAGCCATGTTATCGAAGTCAAGGATGATAAGTCCTGACCTCTGGTCAATACCTTTGATAGTTCTCTTTGTGAATGTTCCATTGAAGCACACCCCAGGGAGCTGAGCCTTAATAGGTTTCTGTTCATCCTTAGTAGGTAGAGCTCTAATCTGCTCAACTAAGTCCTTTGACTTACCTATTTTAATACGTTCAAGACAGTACAGAGCTGACTTGTTAAATGGGTTGGTGGTATCTGTTACCTTTTTGAAAATTGATACAATCATATTACTTGTTTAAATTACTTGTTTAAAAAAAAAGAGGGGGAAAGGAACAAGTAAAAACCTTTTATGTGGATGCCTCCGACAACCCCTTTGCAAATATAGATAATTATTTCATTCATGATGTAAAAATACACTTTTTTTTATCTGCCCCGCAATCTGCCCCGCAATCTGCCCCGTTTTTTTTGAGTATTTTCAAGGCTTTCAGCAATTCTAGGGCACATTTTCTTTAATTTTACCAACTTTTAGAAAAAATAAAAAAGTAATAATTGAGCAAAAAATAAATACATATAGATATATAGGCAGAAATGTGCCCTTCTGCCCCATAAAAAAACCCCCTCACTCGTTTGTGTAGGGGGCTAAAATACAAAGCGGTGCTAAGATAGTCAATAATATTCATTATCTGCAATCCTTTGCTTGATTATCTGTAAGTCAGTGGTGTTGTTAGCTCTGAGGATGTCATCAAAGATGTCTCTCTTCTCTTCCTGGACTGGCTCAAATATGTCAAGCTCCTTCTGTATGTGGAATAGGTAGATTGTATCCTTACTCTTCATGAAGTGCTCATGCACATTGATTGAGTGCAGGATGGTAGCATGTGTTCTGTGGAATATGTCAGCTATATTTTGAAAGGACAGTCCTTCCTTTCTCAGCAGGTTAGCCAGATAGAACCTTCTGTATGCATATTCTCTGTGTCTCTTATTAGAGTCCAGCTTGTTCTCTTGTATGTAATCAACTATCTCTTGTATCATTGTATCTCTGTATTACTCTTATTAAAATCATAATGAAGGCAGCAGCCCAGGTGATCATAGCTAATTCTTTCATTTTCTTAATTGGTATTTATTATTATTCTTATCTACTGAGTACCCTAATGCCTTGAATAGTTCAAAGTATCTGTACACTGTTCTTTCACTTACTCCTAAGTATCTTGCAATGGTATGGATAGGTCTGTACTTATCCTGCAGGAGCTCCATGAGTCGGATGCATCTGTACATCTTATGCTGGTTCATGAGTAATTAGTTACGTAGTATATCGCTTTCCAAGCCAATATAGCTGTTGTTGGGTTTAGTATGTTCATTATTCTGTTTTAGAAATTAATTTTCCATCAAGGCCAAAGTTCTCTAACACAAATTTGGTAAACTCATTAAAGTGCTCTTGCACTGGATAAGCATTCCAAATAATTGGTGTCCAAAGACCTTTATATCTTGGATTAAACTTTTGGTATTGTATACCTTTTGATTTGAGAAATGCAGCTGTGATATCTGCAGTTGTTTTGTTAGTTACTTTATAACCTTTACTACTCAACCATCTTTCAATACCATAAGCTGCATTTGTTCTTCTTTGTAGATTACTCATCTTATTCTGATTTAAAGGTTCATTAAATACTTATCTTGTTCTTCTAACCATTGTTCTGCTGTTTTTTCTTTTTTCATCTTATTCTGATTTAAAGGTTAATATCTATACCCCAAATAAAATCTCCACCTATTTGATCTGATTCAGCCTGCCTCCATTCAAGTTCACGTTCTATTTCAAAAGACCATTTACCATCAATATTTTCAA